CCAAGGTCGAAACCGTCGAGATCGCGCTTCTCGGACTTGGAAAGGTTGTTTGCAGGAGAGTATTCCGCCTGGCTTTCAGCCATAACCCGGAGTGCTTCGGATTGAAAATCGGAAACAGAATCTCCACGCTCGATAGCCTTCTTGTGATCGACCACAATTCCGCGAGACTTCATGGTCTCGGACACGCTTTCGATAGCGGAAATCCGAGAACGCTCTTCGCTTTGAATTTTGGCACGTTCGGCTTTTTCGTCGAACTTCGGGGCCTCGTTGATAACCTCCACGCTGCGGGTAGCAGTTTCGGGAGCCGTCTTAGGTTTGGTGTCTTCTGACATCTTTTCTTTTTTTGAATTAGGTTTATCCGTGGGTTCTTCCATCGTTCTGCCAACCCCGACAGAATCGTCGGCAGGGATGCTCACCAAGCTGAGTTCGTAAGGCTCCCAGTCCGTAGCTGTGACGGCCTCCCGACCACCTTCAAGCTTGCTGGAATCCTCGCCGTGAATCCGATACCCAACCGAAACCAATCGTCGAATACCATCTTTCACGTCTTGGAAAATCTCTTCGGCTCTTGCCGATTTTGAAAAGCGAACGATTGCGCGACCCTTCTTGTCTGCGTCAATCCATGCTCTCTCCACAACTCCAATTTGGTCGTTGCGGTCATGCTCCATTAGGAATGCTCCACCGTTGTTGATACGGTCTAGTCGGACGTTCTCGGCCTCGTGTGCCAGCGTCTCGGTTCCATACCATCGCTCGACCACCGATTCGGAAGAGAACGCAATTTCAACAGTGCGCTTTTCCTCGTCGATGTTTCGGTTCGTGATCTCAACGGACCTGTGTGCCAGTTTATCAGCCGTTGTTTTCCTCTGGTTCATCATTTTTTGGGGCTTTGTCAATTTCTGCGGGTTTCTTTGGTTTGGCAGAAGTAGCGAAAATTTTATCGATCTCCTCTTGAGTCAGCAAAGGGAAGGCTGCTGCTGCAATAGCCTTGGCCGATTCAAGAGGAATGATTCCTTCTCCCACTTCACCAGCCAGTTTGATCAATGACGCAATTTGAGCCCCGTTCATCCCGGTGCTTTGGATTTCTCCTGCGGCTGCCGCTTCCTCGTTTGAGTCTTGAGTTTCTCCGCTATCTCCTTCAGTGAATGTTGATGCTGTCGCTGCATCTCCAGAACCTCCATCATCTGCGGTCAAACTAATTCCAAGTGATGCCGCCAAATCCTCATCCTCCTTGAATTTCGCCAAGACTTCATAAACGTCTCCCCCACCATCGGCGATGATGTCTCTCAATGGAGAAATGCGGTTGTTCATAGCGATGACTGCCGCTTCCATGTCCTTCTTAGGGTCTACCCATGCCCAACGGCGGCCCCTGAATTCTGGCACGTTGAATTTCCAGATTTTGTCGAATGGCAAACCAAGCCGACCGCTTAAAAGTTCGATCTCCAGCCAAGCCGTAAACACGCGCTCTAAAACGTGTTCGATCATAAAGCGTTGGATTGCTTTCCAGACTTCGCGCTCTTCGATGAGTCCCGCCCTGATGCTGGAGTAGTTCACTCCCTCCAGATCATTCGACAAAGAATTATAACTAATCCCAAGAGAAGTAGCAACTCCGCGCAAACAACTCTTAACGAAGTCTCCATAGCCGGAATTGGGGTGGTTAGAATCCCAAGATGTGAAGTCAACTCCAGCCGGAAGTTCCTCGATGGTTCCAGGCGCGGCATCAACGGGCAAGTTCCCGTCATCGTCAATCTCTCCAGTCCATCCCTCCGCAGTCTTTTTGGTGAAGAATCCCATCTTTGCCGCTCCAGTCCTTGCTGCGACAAGTTCGGCCTCGGCATAGCCATCAAGCATCTTGAGCCGTGCCATTGACGAAACCAGCCAAGGGATTCCCCTGGTCTGGTCTGGCCTCTCCGTTCTAAACGGGTGAATGATTTCCTCTGCTGGGACTCTCACCCGCCGTTTAAAGTCGGCGTTGAAAAGAGTGTCGCCGGGATGATTGCCGAGCAGATAATAGGCAACGGGTTTCCGGTATTGATCGAACTCGACGCCAAAACGAATTTCGTTCCCGTTGTCGGCTCTCCCATTGTAGCTATCGTCGATTAGATCAGCCTCTAAAACTTGTAGCTTAAGCCCTGAAGATTCCCGAATTAGGCGAATGACAACCTCTCCATCTCTCGCGATGGAGCGCAAAACAAGCCTTTGAACGTCACCCCAAGAATGACGGCCTGAGATTTCACACGATCCAACCTTTCCCCATTGTTTCCAAGCGGTTTCAATCTTGGTATTGGCGAGTTCGTCAAGCTTCCCGCTTGCTTCCTTTGACCGGACTTGCAAAGAGATTCCCTTTTCTCCAAGTGTGTTATTCTCAAGACTCCGAAGGAATCCTTTCACCCATTCGTTATTGCGCTCCAAGTCTCTTGACCTGTTGCGCATGGTGGAAAGCTTGCCCTCTAGCTCTCCATCAGGAGAGAGAGAAGCCGTGATCCAATCCATCGTCAAACGACTGGAAGAGGTGGCCGAAAAACTCCTCTTCTCTGCTCTTTTTGGAGAAAACCTTGTTTTGAAAAATTGAATCATCGAAACTGAATTTTCAGCGTCTTCCGGTGGCTGTTTACAGCCGCTTGGAGCTGGGTAATCTGAGTCCTCCAATACTCGCGAGACTTCTCAAGCTCGTTAATGCTCGCGAGCGTGCGGGACTGGTCGCCAAAGCTGGTAGCCGATGCCGTTTTTTCGTAAAGAGTGGAAAGCGTGACGTCGATCTTGTCACGCATCGCGATTGCCGCGTCCAATTTCTCCTCGTTGGTGGTGTCAGCCATTAAATTTGACCAAGATGTCAAACTTACCAATTGCTAACCCATCCTCCTCTTGCCCTCTTGGGCTTTTTCTTTGCCACTTTGGATTTTTTGTCCTCTTCAAACGATTTCTTGAGCTTTCCCCAGTCCACTCGTAGCAACTGGAGTGCTGCTGTCGCATAGACTCTCAAATCAAGTGCTTCGTTTCGAGCTTTTGACGGGTTTTCAAACCGCGCAAAGGGAACCCCGTTGCGATACCGGATTACTTTCGTTTCACTTGTCAATTGTCGAAACCAATCCTCCTGTCGATCGTTAGGAAAGTGCATAAACCCGCTGCCTTTTTCACCGAGTGAGAGTCTTGAGTAGATCAACTCCTTTGCCGTATCAGTTCCCACCGAAAACAGAAATGCTTTCTCAACGCCTTTCTTGGTAGGTCTGTTGATTAGTGGCACTCCTGGCCCCCCTACTCCTTTGCATGCGTAAACATGGCGTATTTGCCTAGGCTTGGTGTATTGGTAAACGGCCTTGGTCTTGTGTCCTGAGTCGATAAACGTGCATGAGACTTTAACCTCGTTCCCTGACGGGTGAAGATACGTCTCTTTCAAGACTTCATCCAGCGACTCTTGGGTTTCTGGCTGGTTAAAGTCTCCCATGATGACGTGGTAGTCAATACTCCAAGACTCTTCCCCTTCTCCCCAAGCAACAATCTCCACCTCGATTCTGTCTCCCTGAATATCGACGCCAGCCGTCAGGAGATAGGCTTCTTTCGGAAACTCTCCCCAGTCTTCTCGACGTTGAATCAATGGCTCCCATGCGACTCCTTCGCCCTCGTCTTCCCATGTTTCAGCTAGAAAGGTGTTAATCCAAGTTCTGAGCGTTTCCTTTCCTGCTTTCTTAGCCTTGATGTTTTCAGCCGCCATTTGATGCAGGCGGGACTTGAAACCTTTCTTGTGTCGGAAAAGCGATGCTATGCCTGGGAGGTGATAACCTCTCAAGCTTCGTTCGGGATAGGTAGGAATCCACTCTCCATTCCTCACCATCTCCACCCGATCTTGGTCCGTTAGCCTTGCCTCGCAGCCTTCGCAATTCAGGTAAGCATCGCTACCGTCTTCCTCATCCCAACGAACGTTTACCCATTTGAGCGTTTGCTTGTGACCGCAACGGGGGCAAGGGCAATGAAAACGCCTTTGGTCGCTTCCCTCAAATTCCGTTTCGATCCTGCTTCGGCCTTTGACGGTCGGAGTCGAAGTCATGACGATGACAGCGTTCCAAAACGTCTCCGTTCGTCGTATGGCAAGGCTTGAAGGATCTCCCTCACTTCCCGCCGTGACTGGGTAGCGGTCAACCTCATCTAGGAGAACAACCCGCCTCGGCCTCGATGCCAGCCCAGAGGGAGCATTAGCGCCGGCAATCGCCAGGTTCCCCCCGGGGAATGATTTGTGCAAAATCGTGTTTCCGCTCGTCCGGCTCTTAACGTCTGAGATTTTGTCTTTGATCCTCGGCGTGTCCCGACACATGGGGGCAAGTCTCTCTTTCGACCATGCCTCCCCTAGCTCAATCGTCGGTTGAACCATGAGCATGGGCGAGGGTTCAATATCTACAAAATATCCGACAACATTGTTAAGGACTTCGGTTTTCCCTAGTTGAGCCCCCACCATTAACACGGTTCCCGTAGCGTCAGGATCGTTTACCGAGTTCATCCATTCACGGGCGTATGGCGTTATAGATGACGAGTATTTGCCATGCTGCCCCGAAGACTCAGGAGATAGAAAACGAAACTCGTCGGCCCATTCGCTGACCGTCATCCTTGGCGGAGGTTCGAAGATGTTTAACCAAGCTTCCGCGATCTCTTGGAGCTGGTCACTCATCGCTAAAATCCATTTCCTTTAGGCTAACCAAGTCTCTCAAACACTGGTCTTTCTCATCCTCGCTCAAAGGCATATTCAGGATACGAGTCTTGATTGCGCTCATCACCTTCTCTCCGGATCTCTTCACCTTCTCAATCTCGACCAGTTCACCACGGGATCGAGCGTTGAATATCTCCAGCTTGTCGGCTTCCTCTTTTGTCCGCCTCAACCGCTCCCTGTCGAAGTCTGTTTCATCCTCTCCCTTTGCCCCCCATTGGTTCTTTGGCTGGTTCCTCAGATAGTTGACGTAACGATTCACCGAGTCACAAAGAGGGAACTTCCCCCGCTCCAATTTCACCAAGACTCCTTCCTCCACAAGTTGCCCGATTCTTGTCTTCGTCAAGCTTAAGACACTAGCCAGAGATGATGTCGTTGCGATCGGCCCCGATCCTCTACCAATCCCGTAGTTGCTTGGGTTCGCTTCGTCTGCCATTGCCTAATCCATAAGCTTTACTAATCCCAAGACAAGGACCATTCATAAAAAGTTATAGCTAGCTTTTTGGCGTGAGGCAGATGACACCAGAACGTTGCCTCCAGAAAGGACCCGTAACCCCTTGATTTTCAACGATGAGCGCATTTCGCAACGTGTCACTCATTGCGTTTTGCAATGCTTTGATGCAAAGAAAAAACCCGCGCTCGTGGTTAGAGGCGGGTCTTGGTATTAGGTTTGGTTATGCCTTGGGTGCGTTTACTCGATGAGGTCTTGGCTCTTGTTCAGAGCCTTCATCCTGTCTGTGGTCTGCTTGTCGATGGTAATGGCTAGGAGGTCAGCTTTCAACACGTTGCTGTTGGCTGCGTTAATCTTTCCTAGTGCGTTTGAATACTCGGATGCTTCATTCAAGCTAAGCTCTCCAGCCTTCAGCGCATCAAGGACAGCAAATCCCTCTTGCGAAGCTCTGATGGAGTTCTGTTTCACGATCTCGATTGATTCGTAATCTTCATTAGTTCTCATGTCTTGTTTCATTGGTTTTGTTTTTGTTGTTTGATGAATCGTTTGATTTGTCGGTTGGTGTGGACTGCTTTGATGAGTTCTTCTGGTGGATCTGTCCCTAGTCGTTTCTTTAGGTATTCTTTTGTCCCAGATTCTGAGTTGTCGTATTCTCTCCTTTTGGCCTTGCCTCTCTCTGAGATTTTGTATTTCCTATGGATGGCCTTACCTCTCTCTGAGTTGTCGTATTCTCTCCTTTTGGCCTTGCCTCTCTCTGAGATTTTGTATTTCCTCTGGGTGGCCTTACCTCTCTCTGAGTTATAGTATTCTCTCCCGCTGGCATAATTGCAAATTGAGCAATGGCGGGACACTGTATACCTTTCCGCCACATGCCCGTGCTTACACGGCTTCCCAGTGAAGTATCTCTTCAGGCCCTTTTCCATAGCCTTCTTCCTTGTGATTATCTTTGTCTCTTCTTGTTCGTTCATCGTTTTGGTAAAAAAAAGCCCCGTCCGGGACTAGACTACCGAACGAGGCTTTTTTTGAGGGTTTGATCCCAGTCTTTAAAGAGCTTTGTGACAATGTCTAGTCGTCGAACTGCTGCCAAGCTGCCTACCGCATCAGGCCAGTCAAGAGCAAAAAGCCCGGCTGCTTAAAAAAACAACCGGGCTTGATGCGTGTATGAACAAACAAAACAAGAACGGGGGGAATATGGGCTTTGCTTGTGTCTTGGCAAGGGAAAATAACAGGTCGATACAGAAGACGCTTCGCGCTACTGATCTTGGGTGTTCATGCTAGAGACTGCGGCGACACCGGATTGCATCACCCCTCCCTGCATCACCCCGCTGACGGCGCTTCCGACACCGATCATTCCGAGCCATTGTTCATAGGTCGCTGTTTGTAATCCGAAGGCGCTGGCGTTGTTGTCCGCCAGCCATCGCGCCAACTCTTCAGCCGTTTCCATCACTGGACTGATTGGGGTTCCTTCCGTGAAATCCTCATACATTTGCAGATGCGTCTTTTCCGCTTCCGACCACTCCGGCATGAGTTCCGCTTCCGCTGGCGGTTCGTCTTCGTCGTCCGGTTCGTAATATTCGAGGATGTCTCTACCGTGGAGGGGGATGAAATTATGATTCCCGTTTCTCCATTCTTTCGGATGTTCCCAGTTGGCAGGGACGCGCCTTACTTCTCTACCCATGGCATGAACAAGCGGATGCACGACAACGCCCTCCCGCTGGGAGAGTTGGCGCGTATCCTTGGTTTCGGTGGTTCATTGTGTTTGCGGGAGTGATTCGTCGGGGGCGTGTGTGATCCTAAACGTTCGCTTGAAAAATCATCCCTCGCGCATCCTCCGTATTTTCGCCGCCAAAAATGCGCCCCGGCTTTCCGTTCCGCGCATCCTGTCCAGCTTCTCCCACAGTTCGGGCGGCAGGGTGATTGATCCCGTTTGGACGTTTCGCCCCGGTTTCCTCCCTGCACCCTGCCGTTTTCCTCCGTGCCCTTGCTTCATGACAACTCGCGAATGATTTCACCCAGAGAGTTAAGGGCTGTGCAAGGCTCGCACCCAGCATCTAGGAGATCTTCGTAAAGCTCCCCGTCTATGGCGTTCAGGACTTCGTGTGCCCTGTTGAGGGTGTTTAACTGCCGTTTTGTCAGTTTCTTCTTCTTCGATTCAAACCTTGAACGCTCAACCCCCACTTTTTCCAACCATTCCGCCGCCTGTTCTTCCGTGTCGTGAAGTTCGCCTTCCATCCTACCTGAAACCCATGTGGCGATTCCGCCCCGTGTTTGGCTCCATGCGATTCTAATTTTCCCCTTGGCGAACAGGTCGCCCCATACAGCTTTCAGGGTGTTTTCTCCGTCGTTGTGATTAATGATCCTCATTGCGCTTTATGGATACCTGATAAACTTGATTGCGTCAACGTCTATTTCAAGAAAAGGTCAGTTTGTTTCGAGATCATGCGGTCAGCCATGCAAATCGTGTCGTTGTGGTCGCCGCCATGACAGACGAGCATGATTTCCTCAGTGTTCCATCCCTTGCCCATGCCGACCGTGTTCCACCCAAAGGACAAAACCACGCTTCCCGGTTCGCAGAGCTGGCGCATGAGTGTCCGACATTCCTTTTTCATCGCCGCCGTCTGCGTGTCCTTCATGGTCGCCGTTAGTCCGATCTCCGAATAAACCTCGGACACTTGGCGGGGACTGTATGGCGGATCAAATATCACAAGATCGGCTTTAACCCCTTCATTTACCAGATGCCGCAGAAAGTCCCGCGCTTCCATGTGGTGTTCTGCCTCTGTATTCGGGTTGATGTCGTTTGTGTGGGTCGCCCATCGCTTATTCCTCGCGAACGGATCGACACTCACGACTGATTCCCGCAGATACCTTTTCACCATGTTTCCCATGTCTGGCACACTAAACGTGTCAGAGTTCGGCATCGCCCAAACACGACGAAAAGCGAACAAATTGCTGCACCCAACACCGACCCGCTCCGAGTCGATGCTTTCAGGTGGTGAGATAGTCGTTTCTGTATTCATTGCGCGTTGTCGTCGGTGTGGGTGAGCATGGCGTTAAAAAGGTATTTCTTGTCCCTCCCCAGCGTCAACGGTGGAGTGGTGCGGTTGTTGTGCGTTGGCCTTTTGGCGGTAGTTGTCGCCAGGGTCGTTTGCAGACTTCTCAGCCTTATCGACACGCCACGCTACAAGGTTGGTGTAGTATTTGCCATTGTGTTCCCTTCCTCGCAGATTGAATGAGACAGTGATCTCATCGCCAACCTTGAAAGGATCAAGCTGGTCGATTCTTTCCTTGAGTGCTTCAAACTTGATGAATTGATCAAATTTGCCGTCTGACATCTTCACGACGAATTCTCGTTTTGAGAATCCCGATGCGAATGTTTGAGTGTCCTCCAAGTGGTGGAGGGTTCCTAATATTGGGTTTATTTCATTCATAGATTTTTTTTTGGCTTAACCTGAGAACAGGTCGATAGAGAAGACCCCTAAAGCGGCTCCTCATCTTTGCTGTTCTCTTCTTCACCCCCGCGAAATTCTCGCCACTCGCGGAGGTTCGTTGTCGCTTCGTGGCTTTCCCTTAGAATCTGCTCTCTGGTCTGCTCTGACAGTTCCGGCCAAACGTAGGCGAGAGCTTTACAGACAGCGAGAGTGCCACCCGTATCTCGGTGATGCACGTATCGCGCCGCGAACACGAAAGCGGTTTGGACAATCTCAGGAAGAGAACAAGTAGAGGTAGCCAACCCCGATCTCGTCGGCTGTTCGCTACGCTCTGTTACGTCTTTTCCGGGGTGGCTACTCATGGTCGTTAATCTTCTCCAAAAGCTCTTCTGGCTCGTAGTCTGGGACTGCGTTAGCCATCGGGCAATCCTTATGGTTGAAGACGCAGAAGGTGTAAAGGCAACCTGGCTCGTATTTGATGCCGGGCTTGCCTTGGCACTTGGAGCAAGGTTTGAGGGCTTCGATTACGTCTGCCTGAGTCATGGCTTCTCTCGTTTAATCATTGCCTCAACTCGGTCCCTGCCCAGCTTCCGAGCCTTGGCAACAACGGAAGTTTGGAGTCGGAACGGGAGAGGGATTCTAGGATCGGCAACGGGTTTGCGTCCAGCTCCCTTGCGCTTTCCTCCGTGTGTCATTTTATTTTTCATTTTCATTAATTGCTCCTAACTCCAACAGTCTTGCAGCTTCGATCATCGTTTGCGCGAGATCCCTGCAATCATTGGAATCAAGATATCCCTTGCTCCCGTCAATCCAGTATTTCAACTCGTCGCCCTTTATCGTTTGGTGCAGTTCTATCTCATCGTTCAGTATTTTTATGACAACTGGAGAACAATTTGTGGGAGGGCAATCACCCTCGGCGTCTTTTGGTTTACTCATCGTCTTTTGTGGGTGATGCCTCCACAAAGGCGTTAAGGAATGGAATTGATGCCTTGTGGCGCTGCTTGTCGCGGTTCGTCGGCCCATCACAGGCTCCCAGTCGGGTGAGTTCCGTCGCGTCGATTCCCCTCACAAGTGGGGTGCTGATTAGGCTCTTTATCTGGCACATCAAAATTTCCATAACAAGTCGTGGATTAGCAACCTCCCGCTTCGCTCCGATGCCAGAGCGTCAGCGTTCTGCTCGGGGCCGACAGTGTTTAGAAAATCGCGGTCCATGCTCATTGATCGTTCTTGGGTGCTGCCTCCACTTTTGGCGTTCGCTAGAGAATTAAGCAATTCAAGCGTTTCCTTGGCTTTTTCCACCCAGCGTTGCTCGACCACCCAATGACCGCATCCGTTAACGCATTCGGGATCTGGTGGGGTCACATAGCGTCCGCACCAATGGCATACGACCCATGGATAGTCTGCGTGGCATCCTACGGTCACTTTATATTCTGGGTGGGCGGTGTCGTAGATCGCGACGATGCCGCTGCGTTGTTCAAGAACAAAGCGAACAAGTTGCGGCAGATCAACCGCCGGGCTGTTCGTTGTTTGGACGGTATCCACCGCCTCGGTGTCTTGCTTTTTACTCATCGTCTTTTGTGGTTGATGCCTTCACAGAGGCGTTCTCTTGTAAATATTGGATGACCCTCTTTGCCGCTTCCTCGTAACGAACGATACAAACCCAACCCGCTGCCCAGCATTCATCTGAATAGCGCTCCCAGGCCCATTGTATATCTTGGTCGCTTGCGTCGAATCCCTGCTCGTTCATTGATTTTTTGATTTTTCTGACATCATCGGGGAAATTAACCTCCACTGATCTCGATAAGATAACAAGCTGCTGATCCCGACGACCTTCCGCCTGTTGGGTTTGATTGGGTGATTCTTGGTTTTCATTCATGATCTTTGATCTTGGTCTTTTTCTGGACGGTCGCGGATAGCTTCAGCGTTCATTTTAAATGTCGCGTTAGATCTTTCAGCGATGGCGATGCCTAGCCGATGTAACTCCTCTTCGCCGAGGAAACGGAGAGCGTTGTAAAGGATAGCAGCAACACTCCCAACCTTCTCAGCCGCTCTGCTCTCAGCACAGGATTGGCAATAGGTGTCTGCCTCCATACCGCACTTACAGCAACTGCGAACAAGGCGCTGATCGGCAACGGGTTTGCGTCCAGCTCCCTTTCGTTTTCCTCCTGCGCTCACTTTTCTGGTCTGAATGGTTTGGTCAGGTTGAGGCATTGCCGCGCTGGTCCAGCGATCTGCATGAATCTACGGTTTGACGCTAGCGGGATCATAATTTCGTTGATCTTAACAATGATCTGATGGAGGTCCGCGTTTTCCTTTCGGAGGTTAGCGTTTTCTTTTTCAAGGTCAGTATCGCTTGAGTGGTCTTTGTAAAACCCTTCTGTGATTGCGTCAATTTTGGCCCTTTTACTTATGATGTGAGGACGGATTGCGTCATGACAAACTTTACTACCGACGATCCATCCCATGCGATACTCTGGATGGCTATCAGTGAAGTCTTGGTGCTTTACAGCGTAATTGGTCGCTTGCACCGCAATTGATGCCGTCTCAGTAACGACCTTCTGCACCAAGTGCTTTATTTCATCTTTCGTGGTGTTCATGATTTAGGCTGGAATGATTTTCTTGCTGATTAGGTCAATGTCCCAGCATTTTCCGAACTCATCTTTGACGGATACGCAATCTCCTGAAATGAAGTAAGCGGTCCAATCTGTCTCTCGACAGTTATATTCAGAAGAGAATCGAACCCTGAGAGCTTCACAAATAGTAAGAAGAAATGATGGGTTTGATGAATTGATCACTGGTCTTTGGTTGGACATGCGTTCACTCTACCTAAGATTTGATTACCGACAACCCAAATCGAAAGAAAAGTAAAAATAATTCAGGACGGCTGGAAAACGGTCTCAAATCTCTGGAATTCCCCGACAAGCTCAAGTGGAAGGAGCTGGTCACGGGCTGCGCTTCTCCACTTGTCTACTCGGATGCCGTTATCGACAATCGTAAGGACTACATCGGCATCATGGCTAAGGCTTCGCGACTCCCTGATCCGCCCCTCGTCGTTTAGCTGGACTGGGCTTATCACTGTGCATTTCAGCTTTTTTGCCAGTTGCTTGAGATTCTTGGAATATCGGGAAAGCTCCTGCTCCCTGTTTTCCCCTTGTAGTCGGTTTCCTTGGATTAGCTGAACATAATCAACCACGATGACAGACACAGCGCCAAGCTCGGCCTCTGCTTCTGATTGCGCTATGATGTAATCAATCGACATCCCCGGTTCATCGGAAATCAAAAGGTTTTTCTCTGAAAGAAGGTTTGAATGCTTATGGATTGCGCGTTTTTGGCCAACCTCGATCTGCTGCCCGTTTGCACCTCCTGACCTTGGATTCGTAATTGCTCGCATGTTGATCCTGCCTCGGCAGCTAATCAGGCGAGAAGCCACCTCCGCAACTCCCATCTCCAAAGTGAAGATTAGCACCTTTTCTCCAGCATCGAGAGCGGGATTGATGACTTGGTAAGAAAGAGCACTCTTTCCACCGCTGGTTTTTCCTCCGATTACCCATAGTTCCCCAGGTCGCATTCCCCCTCCGATGTTGTCGAGTTGGTGAATTCCCGTCGAAAGTCCAGGAATATCCCCGTGCTTCATCCGTTCCTCCATTTCTTTTGCCGCTAGTCCGAGAGCGTGCTTAATCGTCGAAAACGCTTTTTTCTGCACAGTCGCCAATTTGATGTCTTCGATGGCGTTTTTCATCGAATCGAGGACATCTTGCGATGAATTGCCCGACAATGCCGCATTGCGGGCGCTGTAAGCATGCGTGAGGGCTTTCCGGCGTGCGTAGGTGTCTCTTACCTCCGAGAGATGCTCAGCGAACTGTGATGGCGTTACAGGCGCATCTGCGACAGCGACCAAGATTTCAAACCTGTCATCCCCTCCAGCACGTTCATATTTGTCATTCTTCTCAAGGTGGTAAATCACGCTCCTGACATCGCAATCCGCGCCATCGTTATGCCTGTCGATGAGGGTTTTATAAATTATTTGGTTCTCTGGCCGGAAAAACATCGAGGGCTTGAGACCGTCTCCTTTGGCCTTCGATAGCCATTTGGCCGAGTCTATCAGCATCATGGAGAGGATCGAGTCCTCTGGGATTAGAGCCTTTGGTAGCTCGCTTTCTTCTAAGTTGTTCATTTTGAGATAATTCGTTTGAGTTTGCCTGTCTTGTTTCTGATTAATGATTGGTGTTTCATTTCCCTGATAGCCTGCTCCAGCTTCCCGTCTACCTCCCTGTTGAGTCTCCACTGTATGAATAACGCCAGCCCTGAGATGTAGCCGTCGAACTCTTTGAGTAGATCTGGAGATTCGTAATAGATTTCCTCTGGCTCGATGCTCAATCCCTGTTCTGTCCTGTTGAGTAGAAACGCGAATGCTCGTTGAGTGATACCAGGCAGAAAGTGGGAAGGTGTAATTCCTGAGTCCTTAATCAGGGTCAGCGAGTTCTTGGTGTCGCGCATGAGACAGGAGATGACAATCTCTTCGTTCATAGGATTCGCTGGGCTTGAGGTTTGCTGTGTTGAACTTTCGGAAGCTCTGGAGTCGGGTCGTCTTCCCATCGTTCCTGATTCATCCATGTTGAGCAGTGAGCGATCAGAGAACCTGTTCGTTCCAAGTCTAGCTTGTAGTTCTCGATTCCAGTCTTGATCGTTTCAAAGTCTACCTTGGTGAGAGCTTTCTCGATTGCTTTCAAAGCGGACACTCTGGATTTCTTGAGAGGATAAATTTGGTAGAGTTCTTCGGCTTCTTTCTTATTATCCGTAGTTGAAGATGAAGATGAAGATGAAGGGGTTGGGTTTTGCTTAACCTGGGTGGTTTGCTTTTGCTTTGGGTTTTGCTTAACCAAATTGGGGTTTCCTCCCTTTTTTCCAGCTTTCCTCCTTATTTGGATCAATCTTTCATCTCTAACCATTCGTCGATTATAGATCGCGCCATCCTCTTCCCTCTTGCTTGCTACCCCATAGGTTAAAAGTGTGCTTAAGATTTGGTTAACCTCTTGCTTATCCAAACGGAGAATATGCCCAAGAGCTTCAACTGGCATCGGCTTTCCCGCTAATAGCAAAACTCCTCTCTCCTCCGATTCGTGCATCAGGCAAAGAATATCAAACCAAACCGATTGGTCATGCCTCGACAACGCTTGGATTCCAGGATCTTTCCTCCAGTCGGCTGGGTAAAATTGGAATGCGGGTAATTTCATAGGCTTAAAAAAAATCCTCGCCTCAAGCTCCTAAAATTGTCTTAGCGGGACGGCGGAGTTTAGAGGCGAGGAATTAAAATTCTTCTGTGTAAACCGTCCCGCTAAGTTTGGTCTGCCCAGATCCTACTCAGGACATAGATTCGTTCAAGGTTTATTTACAGCCAAGCGTCCCAATTCAAACAGTTCCAAAGTCTTCACTGCAATAGGAGAAAAGTTTCCCTCGCGGATCATTCTCGCAACATCGGCCATCTTATGACATGGAGAATCACAAAGAGCCATGAGTTCCCGATCTGTCTCATTCCCGATTGCGCTTGAACCATCGGCCAGCTTGTATGTTCGATGATGCGTGTGCAGAGTATGATGACTTGAGCTGTGGTCTTTCAAACAAAGCTCGCAGATCCATCCTTTCCTCCTCCTGTAATCTAGGCTTCTTGCCTGCCACCCCATCGTTCGATAGTAGTCATCAAGCGGACTATTCGCTTTCCCAGACCATTCCGAAATATTCTCCAAAATCCCTTGAACTCCATCAGGATTTCCAAATTCCCTTTGATTTTCTCTTTTCAGCTGTAACAAACAGTCCCTTTCTTTAAAGGTTTGCCCATCACTCAAGCCTCCCAAATATCCTGACTTGTCCAAGCATCTCACAAGTCCTTTAACATCATCGTGTAAAAAGTTATTTGTTCCACCCTCATTCAAAAGCTTTTGAAGGTCGTCCCATTGCTGGCGATGAGACAAAAAGGCATCCTTAAAACCATCGATCAAAAGCCCTTGATCTTTCTTTTCTTTGAAATAGTTGTAGGCTACTTCTTTCTGTTCATAAGTGTAGTTTACGTTTTTCATTGATTCTCTTTCTTTATTTGTTTTTCCAGATCACTAGTTCTTTTTGTTTTTTGTTTTTGCTGTTTACGCTATTGACTTCAATCTCCTCAATATCGAATCCTGAGTATAAATCTCTTATTAGCTCATTATCGTCGTAGCTAACAACGAAAGAATCGAAATTGGCAACCCAGTTTCTCAACCTTAAATGATCAGATTCTTTGAATGAATTTTTGTATAGCCCTGATCCGGCCTTAACATAAGGTGGATCGGCATAGCAAAAACCGACAGTATCGAGTTCTTGGAAATCCTTGCTAGTTACATCCCAATTATGTGACTTATTAGCAAGTTCCCGAAGTGAATTTGACCACTTCCGAGGTTTCCACCGACAGTCTATTTTGTAAGACCCAGACTGGTCATATCCTCCTTGTGGTCCTGACATATAACCCATCCCTCCATGCGAACATGAATGTAGAATAATTTTATTCAGTGCAGCTTCACGAATTTCACCAATTCCGTCTTTCTTCTTGCTTTCTTCCCATCGCTCCACAGAAGGAACAACTTTTAACAAATCTTGAATAAGAGTCTCAACATCTGATTTGATCATTTTATAAACTGCAATCACCCCAACGTCCAAGTCATTAATATTCAATTCCTTGAATCCATCAATAGCACTTAGTAACCCACCGCCTCCAATAAAAGGTTCTGTGTAAATCATATCGCCACACCAAAGCGGATTGGGAAAATGACGAAGAATTTTGCCATGCAGGTTTTTTTTGCCGCCTGGGTATCTAGGAATCATGACTTTAATAAGTTTAGTTTCATTACATAAAAAGCCCCTTTGGGGCGATCCGTTAAAATTGCTGGCGAGCGGTCGGATCGACACAAAGGGGCTGAAAGCCTTATTGTAACCGCTCGCCAAAGTGGTTGCCCTGATACTAATCAGGACCTGCGCTTGTTCAAGGTTTATTTCTCATCGTCGATCCTTTGTAAGTTCGCAGATTTGCTCAATCGCGATGGTCAGTTGCTTTTTCAGCTCGTCTCTCTGCTTGGTGATACCTGCTTTCTCAGCGATGAGTCGCTCGATGGTGTCACGGGCTTCCTCAAGCTCCTGCTCAAGCTCGGCTGCCAGTTCTAGGTATGGACTCATAGCAACTCCTCCCCTCCCTTGGCTGTAATCCCACCATCAAAACAACCGCATGGAATTGGGTTCTCATCATTCTCATCCAGCCATTCCCAAAGTTTCCCTTGGTCCTGATCAGCCTTCACAATGTCAGACCACATAAATGATCTGCCCGTGAGACCCCTCGGTGTCCTGTTCTTTCCTCCTTCTCCGTTCGCGGCTTCCTCTATAGCGACCGCTCTATCAAACAATTCAGGGTGCTTGTTTTTTAATCGGAGGATCTCGCCACGCTTCATGGCAGGACAAAAGAAGCAGGCTGATTTACCTGGGACTGGTAGGTTATGGCGCTTGATAGCTTCGGCGCACTCCTCTCGGCCCCACTGCCACTCAATTAGCGGATAGGTGAAACGCTCAATGAATCCTCTAGCGTGGATCTCGTGAGTCTTATCAATCCTTCTATGAGATTCCTTCGCATCATATCCGATAGCTTTTAAACACTCCTTGAATCCATTTTCCAAGCACCATTCAATCATCCTTTTTGATTGAGGTTGGATTTTATGCTTCATCGAACATGCCTTTCTCCCGTAAGCAAGACTAGGAAGCATTTTTGCGTTTAGGCACAAATCCTCAAGTGTTGGCTGTCTTCCGTCTTTCATAGTATAGTTCACAACCTCGACTCCTATTCCCCACCATAGTTTGCAGATCCCGTCAATATGGCGAACGTGCTGGTAGGTTTCCGGCATCTCTCCTCCCGTGTCAGCAAACAGGATCAGGTCAGGCTTGATTCCTCTCTCTTTGAATCCGCAGAGCATGGCAGTTGAGTTCAGTCCTCCACCGTATGCAATTATCAATGGTAATTTGCTCATATCAGTTCCTCCCCTCCCTTGGCTGGTTTGAACGATTCCCCGCTCTGCTCGATGGTAACCTCGATGAACGGGCCTGATGATCGCCGGCACTCGTCCTGGTCAAAGGTGGTCATCGTGATGAATTTGGGAGAGTCATCGGAGAACCAACCGCAAGCGACAAGGGCATCTTCGATCTCCTTCCAGTTTCCCCTGCCAATAGATGACGTGTCCCATAGCCTTTGCCCTTTGCCCAGCACCCTCACAACGTGAACGGTGACAGGGAAAAGGAACGGGCTGCGGGTAAGCCTGAGTTGTCTCAGTTTGGCTTCAATCTGCTTGCGTATCTTGGCGGAAGAGAACCACTTGGAGCCCCTTCCATCGTTGCCATTGGTAAGCTCAAACGGAAGCTGGAATGTTTCTTGGTAGTTGCTCATAACGAAACCCCCAGTCTAGCTAGCTCTTCACCTTCGCTCGTGAGGTAGTGGAATCTTCTAGGCTTGCCACTTTTACCGGCAACCTGGACCCTCTCGATCCTGATGAATCCGGCCTCTTCCAATCGGCTGCATGCGCTGTGAACGATCCCGTTTGATGGCTTAGCATTCTCATCGCTATTTGTAAGCCTAATCACTTTAGTGAGACCTCCTGTGGTGATCCCTTCGTTGTCGTAAATAGCGCAAACGATGATCCATTGCCGGAGTGTCGTCACCCCCATAATTGATGCCCGGCAAAGGGTGATTGTTCGTTCTCTGTTTGCGTTCATTCTGTCTCCTCCTTGGTTAGTCGTTCGTCTTCGCTCATGGCGTGATATGGCATTAAGTCGAGAGTGGAGATGCTCTTACGGTATTTGCTCCTAATGCCCCTGTGAGCGCATTTGGCGTAATCCTTGAGTGCTTCCCCTACTGCTCTTGTTCCAAGGGCTAAGGCGTCATCGTCGAGCATTACAACGCGAACTTCCAATGTCTTGGTGTCTTGGAAGATAAAGCCAAAGTCTGAGCATAGCCTGTCTTCAGATACTTTACTGAACAAGGTCCGGTAGTATGCAGCTTGCCAGTGGTAGCGATATTTGCCAATCGCGTTACGAATCGAATCGTCATCGAGCCCGGTGCTGATCGTCTTGTAGTCGAAAATGGTCTCTGGATAGTCGCCATCTTCGCTAGGGAGAATATCCAGCAGACATTTAGCCGGTATTCCCCCGATCTCTCCAACGACTCCGACTTGGAACTCTGCGCCTTCCATGATTGGGCCAGCGACATCGTGAAGCCGAACCTGCTTGGCTGCGTTGCTAAGGTGGTTCAAGCGTTCTTCGTAAGCCTCCCTCTCGGCAGCAATCGCTTCACGCTCCTTGGCAGACTGGGAGGGAGTAAGAACGCGAACGCCTTCCTTCTCCTTCTCGGCTTTCCACTCCTTCGCCGCCTTTGTTCTTAGATCCGCAAAGGGAAGCTCTGCGAACGGTTCAGACTTCGGCATAGGGAGAAGGTCTCCCAGCGTGTCAGGGTCCGTTACAGCCGCATCAAAGAGCGATCCTGTCTCCATTGCCTTCGTTGGTTTAAACTCGGGGCTTTTGAGCCATGCGTAAGGATTGGGCGCAAATGACTTGAGCATCGAGCATGAGATTGGGCCTTCGATGAGTTTGGATTTCTCCAGCTTCCACCCGTGGTATTCATCCATCCCCATTCCAGGGTAAATTCCTTTAGTTACCATGCTAGTGGTGCCTTTCCAGTTTCAGGGGCAATGTTAAGGACGCGAACGCATGGACCTTGGCCGCGAAGGTCGGGCCGGTATTCGGATTTCAAACCGAGACAGATTTTCTTGCCGTGCCAGTTTGCGCCGATCGTTCCGTGAAGCCTAACTATGGCCTTGGTGTTGGTAGCGTTCAGCTTCAACGGTCGCTCGCTCTTGACGAAATAGAGTAGGTTAGCGTTTGAGTCCTTCACTCCGTTGTCGTATTCCAGCACGTCAAGGTGTTCGATCCGGTCAATAGTCACCGTGATGTGATCCTTTCCTGCCTTCTCCAACGCTCCTTGAAGCACAAGGGCGTTGAGGAATCTCATGTCTAGCGATGCCGTGACATCGCCGCTGACAAGTTCTCCTGTTGGTATTGGTTTGCTCATAATTTTTTAATTTGGGATTAGTTCGATGGCTTTCTCGACTGGCTCCCTTCAAGCCAGTATTCTGCGAAGCGCTTTCCGTTTTTGGAAACCATCTTCTTTCGGATGTCTTGGCCCTCTGTTTTGAGTTCAAGGACTCTTGCTGCCAGCCGGGACGTCCCGAACAATCGGAGCGCATCCATTGATGTCAGCCTGTGTCCTCCCCAAAGATGGGCGAGGATCGCGTATTTTTGGTTACGCAAAACCAGTTCGTTCATTTCTTCGTTCATTGTTTTGTTATTTCGTTTGTTTCTTCTGCCATTCCAACGCCTTGTTGAGCGCCTCCAAAACCTCCACTCTCTCCCAAGAATCAAGGTCGAATTCTCCGGCGAGAAGTGACCGCTTGATCTCAAGGTTATCAAGTACGTGGTTTGCTGCAAATTTGTTTGCCATCAGGTCAATCCTTCCTTGGCGCACAATTTCAGACTGGGCAAATACCCAGGTGACAACGGCCATGATTGCCATTCCGAGCCCTAGCCAGATCATGGCTCCTCCTTTCTCTCCTGACGTTCAAGGTAGTCGGATAGCTTCCCAGTTCTCACAAAGGCTTCAAAGCTGATGCCGCTTCCGTTCTTCATCCAGTATTTCAAAGCGGCTTCATCGCTGACCTTCCTTAGCTCGGAAATGCGAGCAATGCGAATTTCAAAGCTATCACTCATGAGCAGACTCCTTTCCATGAGTGGCGGTAAATGACTCGCATTTTTGAATCCACCTCGTCTGTCATTTCGTAGACGCTACCGTCCTTGAGCATGATAGCCCGGACGCCGATTGAGATGACTTTGCCGCAGTCAATGCCGCCAAGTAGGACGGCTTCCCATTTAGGACTCATTTCGTTGCCCTCCTGTTGGTTGGGCGTTCGATTTCAGCAATCAGGGCATCAAGTGAGAGCAAAGGTTGCTCAAGTCCCTCCATGACGTTGACGCTGTGAGTTTCTGAGGAAACCTTTTGAAGATCGTTTTTGATCTCGTGCAGTATATCAAGAATTTCATCTGTGCTTAAATTAAGCAAATACTTCACCATATTTGGAATTGTTACGCAGTGTTTTGCGGCAAGATACTTAACCTCTTTGTGGTCTTCGTCTTCGACTTGTAGCATTTTCATGGGTCGATTACTTTGATGATTTAAGCTGGTTTTTAAGCTGGTTAATGATCTGATCTTGCAGGAAAATTATCCGTCCGTTTTTGTCGGCTGGTCCAAGGCCAAGAATATCCAGCTCGCGGAACTCTCTGTCTCCGCGATCATGCTCAACGAGGAAAAGGATGGTTTCAAGTTTTGCGATTTGTTTTTCTGAGGTAGTCATGTTTTCGTTTTGTTTGTCTTGGGTTCGGTCCCTTCGACGGACTCAACCTAACCAAAACTCGAAAAGTGACAACGCTTTTCTTTAAGTTTTTAAACTTTCCAAGGTTTTACAAGGGTTCCAGCCTCAAGAAAAATGTTTAAGGAATCCTAACCTTTGCGTAATTAGGGTTTGCTTTGCGTCTCACAAAACGCCAAAAGTGAGACACAACGCAAAACAAAACCATGAGTGAATCTAAACGAAAGAAATTGGATAATGTGTCTTGTTCCGCAAGACGAATCGCAGATCAGCTTGACGATCTAGCTCATGCAATGCGGAAAGTCGGAGCGCAACTAGAGAGGCATGGCGAGGATCATTGTCATTATGCGCTCGCCAGGTCTGGAGAACTTCTCGGGGCCGCAGAAATAGCGAGAGAATGGGCAAAGAATCTCCGAGTTGAAAAGCAGCACAGGTGATTTGTCGAGTCACTCACAAAGCACGCATCAGGATGCAAAATATTTCTGCAATGCTCTTGCATAAATCTGAGCAAGAGTCTCTTGGTTGCCATCGAACAGCACCCATTCCTGCGGGTTGCTGCCAAAAAACGGCTCGCAGATTAATGCTGGCGGCTTGGTTTTAGCTAAGAACTTGTAGCCTCGGTCACCATACTTGACTGCCTTAGAACCACGGTTGTTCTGTCCTGGCACCTCCTGCGTGTGTTGCTCGGTGAATGCTTTGGCCAGCCTTTCACCTTTTGCGCTCCGGTGATAGTAGAGATACTCAAAGCCTTTTGCCGACGAACTTGAGTAACTGTTAAAGTGCAATTCAATTGCGACATCAAAACCCCAAGTCCTCTCTGCAACCCATTGGACTGCCTTGCTGTAACTTTTAAACGGATAGTCGTTGATGATCTGTGAGGCGATTCCCAGCTCTTTTAAATGCTCGTGCAGATAGGTCGCCACGGCATTGTTGTATTCCCACTCACTGACTCCGCACACACTTCTAGCACCAGCATCATTGAGACGACTGTGGCCGACACAGATGGCAACCTTGCCGATGGCAGGATTTTTCTCTACTCTCTTTTTAAAACTCATAAACCACCCGCGCATCCTTTCTAAAAATGTGTTCATTTGCCTATGATGATTGCTCTCCGGTAACTGTAATCACTATGAAACTTCTGGCCTCTGCCGGCTAGCACACCCTCTTCAAATTGGTAAGACTCACCCTTTTTCAGCGTCACTGTTGGCGGGTCGTGTAATGCGCTCGCGTTCAAATCGTATTCGTAAGCCCAATCTCTCCATACGCAGCTTGGCAGCAGGAGAGCCGTCAGCAGCGAGGTCGTCAAGTTTGTCTTCCAGTTCATATATGTAATTTCTGCGCTTCCACTCAAGATGTGCGACAAAGGCTCTGAGAACGCCTGTCAGGAGCTTGATCACTTGTCCTTAGCCTTAAACACGTTGAGGGCGAGCCAGTCGATAACCTTATACAACTTGCCGATAAAGGTGTCATCCTTCGGCGTTGGCGTCAGTGCTGCAATTGCAGAAGCAGCTGCGATGATGGCGGTGAGAACTCCAAAAAGTTCCTCTTTGTTTTCTAGGATGTAGTTAATCATTTTTTACGGTTACGAAAGTTCTCAATCGCTGTGATAGCAGATAACACGGCGATAATCAATCCAAGAAAAGCTGAGATCATTTGGATGACCACGTTAATATTTTGCGGAATCGTTGACACAAATGCAAAGATAGACGCTATAATTCCAGAAATCGGATGTGTTAGGTGGTGGATCATTATTATAGTTCGTCAGATGGTTTAGTAAAGGATTCCTTCTTGATACATTTCATCGTCCATCTCAAGGTCATTCTCAACTGGTGGCTCCCAGTGCAGCTTTGCAAGGTAGGTATCAAGGTCGATCTCGTTGATTGCCCCATCGTCGATGACAGGCTGGAGGAGTGCGTTGTCGTCAGCGGTGAACCTCCATCGGTCAAGGCAGTAGAGCTTTGAGGTTCCGGTCTCGGGGTTGGCGAAAAGGTCGTCCCAGTGTGGCAAACCTTTTACCGTCCCAGCTCCGTCAGGGTAGCCACGGCTGGTGTCAACGTGCGACGAGAGCATGTCGTAGACGTTGCGGTCAAAGATCTCAAAAAATCGGTGGGTGTCGTTGGTCATGTTATTGTAAGACTCCGTTAATTGATATGCCCCACCCCTTAGTTTTGAGTGATGAGATGGCTGTGTTTGTTGCGGCTGACAGTGGGTCACCGTTGTAATCAATGTCGATGACTGCATCCCCCAGCGCAGTGCCACCAGATGCGCCGCTGGTCGTGGCAAATTTGCCGCTTGTGTCGATGGAAACTAAGATATTCTCCACGCTCTGAGAGGTGAGGCTGTTGCATTGTTGCCATGAAGCGTTAAAGACTCCGCTTGATATACTTGTTGGGTTCCATGAATCAAAGAATCCTTCTGGCCAAGTGGTGAGGCTGCTGCAGTAACTCCACGCGAGGACAAACAACTTTGCACTTGAAACATCGAGCAGCGGGAAGGACGTGAGATTTCCGCAGGATCGCCATGCTTGGATAAAGTTCTCAACGCTTGACGTATCTACCGATCCGAATTCCTCGATGTCAGACCGAGCTAGCCAATAAGATGCAAGGCTCGTCACACTCACCACATCAGCGGCTCCTCTACCAATAAGGATCTGTCTTGCCGCCTCGACCTCCGCAGACGTTGCGCTCTCTGGTAACAAAATGAGTCCATAAAGGTCACCAGTCTGGCGATATGCCGTGCCTCCTAAGTTGCCTAACAGGTTGAGTTCGGTGATGGCATCGTTGTCCACCTTATACGCAAAGGTTCCGAGTGACGTGCCGACGACCTGCCAGCCTGCTCGACGTGTCAATGGAATATCAATGTGGTCAGTGTTGTCCGAAAAAGTCACGGTGTAACCATCGGTCTGTGGCTGGTCTGGGGCTGTCCCCTGTGTGCCGATCAGGTCAGCGTCTCCGTTATCAGAGCCGACGATGCGCCCGTTCCATGATGTGACCGCGCCAGCACTTAGGGACTGTGGGTCGAAGAAGTAGTAACCGTAGCCGTCCTTGAAATCGAAAACCGTGTTGCGGTTGTTGATGTAGTCGCGGACCTGTGTCGCTTGGTCATCGGTGATGGACGCAGGAAAGAGCGCGAGGTATTCGAGGTCGATTGAGGTGTTGTTGTTGCCATCTGTATAAGATGCGATGTTAAACTCTTCTGCGCTCAGGTCGCTAGATATAGTTGTGGGTCCTTCGTCTTCGTTAGCGTTATTAACCTTGCTAATCTGTGAGCCGTTTTGGAACCGAGATTCCAGTAGCATATCCCCACTAGCGTCATCGAAAATGCCCGAGTGGATAATTGTATCGGAGCCGCCATTGTATCGTGAAATTAAGTTTGTTGTCGTTCCAGTGCGAGCGATAAAAAAGCCTCCAGGATCAGTATCGTTAGCTCCTGTGGAGTTAAGTCCGATTAGTCTAGCACTATCCTCACCACCATCCCCAAGCACGCTAAAGGCAGCGAACATGTAACCATCAGTAATCGTCTGGCCAAACACGCCGTCCATAAAGTCGTCCGCTCCATCGAACCGTAGAACAGGCTTCTTGATAGTCGTCGCTGGATCGTTGCCGGATTGATTGATGGTTACCACCTGCCCAGTCTCGCACTCAAATTTATTAGCTCCGTGAGGGACGTTGGTGGCCGTGAAGTCTATGTTAGTGTTAGACCCTTCGGTGACGCTAAAGATTGCGCCTTTAAATGTTCGACCCGAAATATCGCTGGTTTCTCCAATTTCTGAATCAGTTTGTAAAATTGATGCGCTCGTTGTAAACGAAGCCACTTCTGTACCATCTAGATAAAGTGTGACAGCAGTTCCCACTCTTGTGAGTCGTGCCGTATGGCGTTGTCCAAGAATAATTGACCCACCTGTGCTTGTTGTCGCTCCATCCCAAAAAACGCGCAACTCCAAACCTGGTGTAATATTTAGCAGAAATCTTCCTGCACTCGACCCTTCGTATTGAGAGAACAATTCGGCGAATGGGCTTTTTGATTCTTTTAGTATGAAATCAATTCTTAAATCAAAGTCGCTTGTCGCTGGTAACACAGCGCTATTAACCTTTGCGTAGTTACCATTAACACCAGACACATAAAGATAACCATCACCATCAATCAACGGCAACGCTTTAGGCTGCGAGGTCGCCGTGGTCTGAGTAGCGTTTCCTCCCTTATTGCTGCCCGTAGATAAATTCTTGAGAACCGGGACGCTTTCCAAAAAAGTCGCGCTGTCTTCTGACGCCGAAAGCATCGACTGCCGGGCATCAAAAAACAAGTAAGGGTTTAAATCTAACGGATTGAAACTTTTTACCCCATTTTTGAAAATTCCGGCGCTAGAAAAAATTCCGGCACTAGAAAAAAGACCGGCTGCTGACTGCAATCCGGCTCTTCCTTCTCCAATGCCAGCTTTTGAGCTTTGGATTTTCACTTCTCAAGAACCATTTCCGTGTTCACAACCGAAGGAGTCACTCTGATCTTGTCCCCGGCTGAATACGTCACAAGAAACTTTTCAGTTCCATCTGTCACTGGACTACCTTCGACGGCAATCCATGCACCAGCTGCGGTTTTACGCTCAACAGTGAGGTCTCCGCTGGCTGCTGAGATGTAGTGAGTTCTCCCGCGCTCGATTGGGTATTCTACCGGGCTGGTACTTGCAAATGTTACAGTCATAATTTCAAAATCCTGCTTGTGTCAAAATAGATTTGAGTCTTTAGATCGAAGTGATTACAAGGCTCCCATTAATGTCCACTGTCAGCCTGTATCTGCTCCCATAATCATCAGTCAGGATAAATCCTGTATTGCCGTTGCCGACTGATTCAATATCCCCGCTGACTTTGAAGGTTGATGAGTCTACGAGATTGGCAATTGCGGTTTCTTTCTGAGCAGTCGTGAGAGTGTCTGGGAGCGTTGAAACAAAGTCATCTTGCACAAAGTTTCTCGTATCAACTCCGCCAGAAAGAGTTCCGCTGGCGTCTTCATCTGCTGGAGTCGTTGCCCAATCGTAAGCGATGGAGTTCCCATCAACCCCGATTTGGTTTGCGGTTAGAGTCAAGGTTATTTCATCCGTTCCAATTCCCAAAACGTCAGCCGTAACTTCCGAACTTGCGGCCAAGGTTCCTACCAATGTTAGCGAACCTAACCCAGTTCCATTGTTGATCGCATTAGCCACACCCATCACCCATGTTTGCCAAATAGTCGTCCCCGATGGATAACTTAAATAAGGTTCCGCAGGTGCCGATCCCGTGGAACCATCCCAAAGGTTAAGCGAAAAATCCCCCACTGAGACGCTTCCCGCCGTCACATCAACGGCAGCCCCTACCGAATTATCAAAAACCAAAGCCGCGCTCGCTGCGGTGCCAGGAACATCGCCAATAATAGCGGGGTTTAAATCTTCGTTCCCTCGGTAAACGTCATTTTCACAGATGGCCGAAAACGTTTTGATTGAGGTTGGCCCATCGTCACCCGTTGCTTGCCATGACACCTCTCCCATTAGAGTCACTGAGGCAGGGTCATTTGAGCTGTCGGAATCAATCGAGAATAGTGCGCTAAGCTCTTCCGTATTCAGGCTTGGAGAAGCGGTATAGTGAGGATCAGAGTCAGGATCTTCGACGGTTGAAGCTGTGAAAGTCTGCTCCAAAACAACAGGGTCATCATCGTATTTGCCCGACTCCTTAAGCGCAAAGGTAATCACCGTCGAAGCATCAAGCCTGGTTGGTGTCTGGTTTTGCAGAAACCGAACGGTAAGCGGCAACGCATCGCCCCGCTTAATCGTAAATGATCGAAGCTCTCTACGGTCAGTCAGAGACGTGACCAGCTTGAGAGTTTCAAGTTCGATAAAAAGTTCCATTGTCTATGAATTTGGGGTTTGTCAAAACTCCGAGAGCGGGGCTTTTGCTGACTCGTTTTTTAGCTCTTGGAGAAGGTCTACCATTTTCGCTTGGAGGTCTGTTTGTCTTTTCTGCAAGTCTAGTTCGCCATAGACGCCGCCACCGCCGCCGATTCTTTGCATTGAAGAAACAGCGATATTGGAACTCCTCGACGATAGTGCACCGAGATCATTACGGGAAGAAATCAAGTCTTGCCTCTTGCCCTCAAGTCCGACCAGCCTGTTGGCCTCGTCCTTGTCGAATCCAATACCCATCAAATCGCCTAGCATGTTTTCTTTTTTCGCGCTCCCAATCCCAAAATCTGAAAGGGTTTCTGCGATGTCTTGGCTAAGCCCAGTTTTGAAGTCTTCTCTTGCCAGCTTAGCTTGCTTTTCCTTTTCTGCGGTCTTGGCTTTTTCCGCTTCTAGCTCGCGCTTTTTAATCTCTTCATTTTTTACGGCCATATCGAATAGAAGTTCCGTCCATTGAGCGTCTATTTTCTTTTGGTCGATTAAATCTTGCTCAGCATCTTTGATGCTTTCCAGCTCTTTGGCGTATGCTTCGGCGTATTCCTTCTCCTCTTTCCTCCTCCTCATGTCAGCGAGGGATTCGCCTTTCCCTGAAGCCTCCCTCTCTTCTTTTTGGAATGGCGCTGGAAGGCTTTCTAATCCTCCGGCGCTATCCCATACCTCCTTAGCCTCACCGAAGAGCTTAAATGCTCTAGCCAATCCATTAGTGGCATCCGTGGTAAACTTGATCTCGTCCCTGTATTCCTCCAAGAATCCAATGGCAGACTTAATGCCTTCCCCTGTCCCTTCCCAATCAATTTCTTTAAGAGCGGTTACCAGCTCGCTAACTACTGGTAAGAGTTGCTCGCCAATGACGATTTTCAATTCATCAAATCGAGCCCCCACAATTTTTTGGGAATTCGCCAAATCGTTTGACGTTTCTGCAAAGTTGCCTTGTTGTGGTATCGTCTGCTCCAAGATCGAGCTATAAGCAGCCATAGCTTTGGCGTTCCCAGTAAGAGCGCCTTTGCCATCATAAAGCCCAAGCTCAAGAGCCTTGGCTTTCAGCCTCGCGTCATCCAAGGCAACGCCGAATCTTCTGATTGGCTCGTTCTCACCTCTCAACGCTGCTCCGAGTGCCGTAATAGCCTCCTCATTCGCAACATCGTTGAAGCTGCCCATGTCGGCGGCGAGTTCGACAAGTCTTCTCGACATCTCAGCGGCTTTATTTGCGCTCACGTCGAAGGCTAAAAGCATGTTTCCCATCGTCGAAGCCGCAGAAAGGCTTTGGAGTCTGCTCATACCAAGCGCGTCTGCAGTCGTCTTGCTCCAATCCTGCATTCCAGAAGCAGATTCCTTGAACACTGCTGACGATTTCCCCATCTCTTCATTGAGAGATGATGCCAAATTTACAGACTCCTTAATCATCGGGCCAATTGCGTTTGCAGCCTGGGCAAGCCCATCAAGTAGTTTGTGTCCAATCCTTTCCTTGAATCCCTTGGCAATTGACGAGGCAACGCTTTTGGTTTTCTTCTCAAAAGCTTTCAACTCCCTAGCAGCCTTGCTCGAGTCCGCCCCTATCTTGACTTCTACGCCTGCCATACTGTTTCAGTTTAAGTCAAAGTTTCTTATCTTCCTCGATGATCCGCTCTAGTTCTCGGTCTAGTTCTCTATCTAAATATCCCCCGTTTGTTGGTTCCATTCCCGCAGCCCATCCAGCACAGGCAGAGAACGCGAACGACTGAGAAATCGGAAGCTCGTGAATTACATAGTCCGGAGTCCAATGATATTCACGGCACGCTGAAGCAATCCCCGAAAGAAGCCATCCGAACGGGTTTTTTTTTGAGCCTTTGCCCCCTTTGACTCCATCGCCACAATCGTATTCATTGAGCTGTAATAATGGAAGATGACTTCTTTGGCATATTCCCTGTGTTTGCTCGCAGGGATGGAATCAAGAAAACTGTAAAGATTCTCTTCAGTAGTGCCGTCCTTGACCATCTTAAAAAGGTCTTGAGACGATCTCGTGAAGGTGAAGAGAGCCACTCCTAAGTCCTGCGCCGACCAGTCAGAACTATCACCTTTCAACAAGGGATGGTCGAAGCTTTCGAGGAATAGGCAGTGTCCGTATTTGACCTCAAAAAGAGGAAACTCTCCTATGCTTTTGCCTTTGGGCAAGAACGCTTCGATAACCTCCTTGGGAGTTCTATTTTCAGTGTTCTCGACCGCTTTTGCAAGCTGGTCTAGATTAGGCATCGGCCTGCATATTTGGGTAGTGCGAGATTGTGTAAGAAGCACTAGTTGTTTGAGCGCCAGCTTGAGAAGAAGAGGCGTCATCAATAAAGGCTCTCCCCGTGCTTACGTCGATCCCGTCGATGTCAGTGATCGCACCAAAATTAACCTCAGCTCCGTTTTCGGGAAGATCAAGAGAGGCATCCGTGGTCAGCACAGTAATAGAAATGGTGTTTTTCTTACCGTGGTCAATTCGGGTAACGTGGTCCCCGTCTTCATCTTGGATTTCTAGGACTGCTCCTGTTTTTGAAGCGCTAGCATCCTGAACAATTCCTGAAATAACAGTATCAGAAACCGCTTTTAGTGAGTCTGAGATTCCAAAGAGAACCTGCTTCCCGACAATCGTATCTGGCATATCTCTGGAAAGTTGTCAAAATTATGAGGGGTCCGGTGCTGCAATGAGTCGGTAAGTCTGAAAGTGCGTCCATTTCGTTTCCTCCCTGCCAGCCTCAATCATTTGCGGGTTCCATGCCGATGTTAGGAATCCGCCTGCGTCGAGATAGGTCTTCACAGCGTCAAAGTCGGCTAGCTCGTCAAAGAGTTCCGCTGCGTCCGTTTCCGCCGTTTCTATCGTCGTGTCATCGGAATCATGGAAGACAGCAATAATTACGTTGAAGTCCCATACAATAGCCTGATTCAAACCCATGTCTTCGGAGGTTCCGATTCTGACCACCGCGCAAGGGGGAGTGATGTCGCCGTCATCTTCTTCTCCCAGAATTACGATGTCTCCAGTATATTGCGTTTGGAGGTAGCTTTGAATCCTCCTGATTAAATCGCTCCTAATCATGATCTTGATTTCATTCGTCTGTTAATTTTATCTGCCTTGCGTTTAAGCATCGATTCAAGTGCTTTTTCCAATCCTGCCGCCCGTCGATAAACCGCCCTTTGAATCCTCCCTTCGATATTTCTAGGGAAGTAATCCATTAGGTTTGCAACTACGATGGAGAGACCATGTTCTGTCTCCCTAAAAACAACGTCACCAGGTTTGTCTCCATGTCTGGTTATCCAAGCAGGCATTGCCCTCTTTGCCGTCTTTAGCCGCTTTCCAGCCCTAAGCCAGCCAGCATTAAGAATGCCTACTCGCTTGACCTGCATCCTCATAAACTCGCTTCTAATCGCCGCCCGAGTCATTGCCATGTTTTGCCCTGTCGATCCGGTCTTGATTCTTCCTGTTGCCTTTGAACGAGCTCTGGCGTGATACCTCTGCAAGTCGGCTACAGATTCGGCATAGTTGGGGATTTTCTTTGCTCCTCTTCCGGTTCCCCACTTGTAACCGCTTTCAATCATACCCTTGACCTTCTCTGGCTTCAGTCTGGTCGTGGGAAACAAGCTCGCAATGTCGGCCTTTATTGTCGCCTCTCCTAGTTTCTTGGCACTCGTGGCAATCCCGCCACGGTCAGTTAAGTTTTGGCCCTTCCACTTTCCTGGAGGAGTCATCGCTATAAGATGGCCGACGATGATTCCAGATTGTTGTTCAACCACCTCATTGAGTCCCTTCTTCGACTCTTTCGCGAATTGCGACATCAGGAGGTTTAAGCGGGTGGTGTTTACTTCTGCCGTGATCATTAGCTTAAAGAGTCGTATGGCGTCCACTCAGGGAACCCGTTAGCGTTACAAGTTAATGCGTATCCTTCCCCGTTCACATTAGCTTGCGCTGGTCTTGGTAAAGTTACCCAGTCTGTTCCGTCATGGTAAAGGATGTCACCTGCATAGCCTTCAGGTAGCCCCTTGCATCCTGCGGTGATTACTGGGACGGGGTTTGTATTTGTGATCAGTCCGTCTGACCAAGACAGCAGCTCAACGTCATCTTCCTCTTCATCACATTGGCGCCATACAAGAGTTCCAGACTTGTTATTCCCCTCAATTGTAATTGTTCCTTCACCATCGTCATTGACCTCAATCTGAGGATCTTCAAATTTTTCCGAAAGACATGAGAACTTTATAGCGTCATTGGTGGCGTCGATCTCATCGCCCACGGCATCAACAATGACTTTCCCATATTCAGGAATATGCCCTCCGCCCGTAGGGACGTATTGCTCCAAGGTTCGGAAGTCATAACGCTCGGCCGATCTATCCCAGAACTTATGAATGTATCGGGCTCCTCCCACATTCCGGCCAGTCCACAATCTCTCATGCTCGATGTCGCTTTGCTGGTATACCGTCACTACTGGCGCTCCCTCATCAATCTCAAATTTGAAGAGCTTCACATAGTAAGAGCCAGGTGCGCCAGCACCTTCACCGCTGGGCGGGTCGTGGTGGTCGCTATCCTGCTCAGCCCCTACTGTGATTTCTGGAGTGTTTGTTAGGTAGCCAGTCTCAGAAGTGTCGTAATGGACAGATACAAAATCTCCATCGGTGAGAGTGATTTCCTCCCGTGGTCTTGTGGACATCGAGACGGCGTTGATATTGACCTCGTGGAATACAACCCCATCATTCCCCTGTAGCGTGTCTCTCTCGATAACCCATCCCTCTTGTAGCTCGGCAGCGTATTGAGGCGGGTCACTCTCTGGAACTGCGCGTAGTGAACGTATGGAAAACGGGGGAGGCTGAGACTGTTTGATTTCTCGTCGCGACTTTGACGCAACAATGACGCCACTTCCCGAGCTGTCGTCAACCGTGATTCCCTGCCCCGCAATGATGCCTCTTCCCTTTAGGTAGTCGCCCAGCATCCTCCACTTGTGAGGAGTCGGAGAGCCTTGAAAAATCGTTTCCAGATCCATGTCTTAGTAGATATCGTCATCCCACCCGTTGCGGCCTGATAGCTTCCACACGGTAGTGACTTGGTAAATGTTCCCTCTCCTAAGATAAGACTCTGACCATGCCAGCCAGTCCCTCCCCGAAACGCTTGGATTGTCTCCACCTGGAAAGTCGATTGTTCCGACATCCCGAATGCCAGTTGGCCTAGTCGTTTGAAACTTGGTCTCTCTCCACTCAGCGCCGGGGGCAAGGTAGGAATCAACGCCAGCCTTTGAGCTTGCGGAGCCAGTATAGGCGAACTCTTTCCAGATGGCATTGGTTTTGCCCGATTTGTAGCCCGTGTCAGGATCGACGAAAACCGAACCATTCAACGGCGCCGCAGGAGTTCCCGCAAACTCGACAAAATCAGGGTGGACTTGGATTGGCTCCTGTCCTAGCGAAGTCGTAAGCTCGTATGTTGGATCGGGAAGAGAGAGCAAGAACCCCTCGAAAGAGTAATTTACCGACCACCAGCCAGGCTTGGAACGTTGGCCGCTTCTCCGTGTTAATGCCATCGAGGAAAAGCGAGGATGAGGCGCAAACTCAGGTAACATTTGGTCTGGAAACTTGCTATCTGGAATCTCAACAGAGAGTTCGATTGTATCTACTCCAAAGCGGTCAGTTTCAAACCGTTCCGAGATTTGGTTAATCACCTCATTTAAACCCTTGGAACTTGCTGGCATTAAAAATTGCTATTTTGTCAAAAGTTCGATAAGGAATTCTTATGTCAGAAACCTACTACTGGGAGAACGGCGAAAGGGTTCC